GAATATAAACGTCCAATATACCAGCTGATATCGAAGTAGTTAGGTCCTGCAGCCTTTCGATCAAGGTCATTTGGAAGAGGTTCACTGACCATCTTCTTGATTTCTATGTAGTTCAATGAACGAGCATAATACGTCAATCGAGCTATCACACCACTCCAGTTTGAACCGATCGAAACCACTGAATCATTCAGTTGGGGCAACTGTCCTAGTGTATGATGTTTGCGTAACATACCATTGATGTAGATGTCCACTGAATGTTGATCGACAACCATTGCAAAATGGATCCATTTCAAAGCGGGTATACTTGGGATGAGAATGGTTTCAGTCGTTCCAAAAGTATCGACTGCGACCAACAAAGAGTTCGAGGTTGAATCTAAATAGAGTCCCGGCGAATCGTTCTTGGAGAAAATGCGTCGTTTCATACCATATCCTTGTGTGAAATCCTTGATGAGAATCCACGACGTAAAAGAATAGGTTAACCCTTCAGCTTGGTTATTCGACCGAGGCAACTGGATTGGAAACGACTGTTCAGTGTCTCCTGGAATAGAGTAGTCAAAGAGAACTGTGCGCATCTCTTTATCAGGTGGTTTTGCATAGGTCATCATATAGTAAACAAATACAATCACTAAAAGCACCCCCGCCACAATCGCAATGCTCATTGTCCTTTACTTAGACACAAAACCGCGCGATGTGAGTCGCAATCCAGTCGGGGGAGGTGGTTGAGGAGTAGTAACTTGTGCACCATTTGGGGTCCATACCATACTCAACATTGTTTCATACGATGTGTTTTGTTGAAATGTAAGAGACCCCGGATCCACCTTTCGTTCCCCCATATTGTAAATGTAGTGAATTCGTGAATCGTCTGATTTATACTCTGAAGTCAAAAACCCAGTTCTGCTCATTCGGATTGTCCAATCAAGATCTTCGCCTCGTAGAGCATCTTTAAAATGGATAAGTTTCGCTACGTCGGTCATCATAGGGTTCAAGTGATTTGGAGGTCGCAGAAATACGGTATCACGTGCCATTGCACCCTTAAGAGTGTTCTCTAAACTATGAGTGAATGTGTAGGGGTCGATGCGTCCGCGGAGTCGCATCACTGGATACGATCCAGCGATTGTTTCACGCATGTCTTCAATATATTCATCCGTAATCTCATCGTCGTCGTCAATAAATGTCGAATATTTAGCCTTCGACTCTTGAACCAACCGTTGTCGTTTCATTCCTATGCTCATTTCACGATTATCAAATCCAAGATTGATTGTATAGCGTAGACTAGGAGCTAATCGTGCCATTTTTTCATGAATGGATTGAGTCAATCGAGCAAGAGACGATTCACGTCCCGGAATGCTTGGAATCAAAAAACTAACATCGTAGGCGTAGGTCTTTCTACGGATGTAGGTATACATGTCTTCGTTCCAGTATTTCTGGTTACGGTCGTAGAGTGTGTCCATATTTTGTGCATACCCTGTACCTGGATGTTCATGGCGAATGATACAATACGGAAGATACAAACACTTGGAGGCGAGCGTGCTGTTACAAAGGTCTGTCAACTCAGTATCGCAAAACAAACTCTTATACTCAGGATGATAGATGTATCCAAAAGAATCATACATCGTTCGTCCATAAATACACAATGTATTCAACTTGTCTCCTTGGTGACCATCGTTGAACCATAGAATACCGTTCGTATCTGGAAATCGTGCCATCATATGATTTCGGATTACATCATCCCATCCTTTGAGTTGAGGAATCATATCATCGGAAACTAACACCACAATGTTCCACTCCCAATCAATCTCATTCATGTTCGCATTACAAGCTTGAATCTTGTTTTTGTTTGGACTGAAAAAGATTCGCTTCCACGCCACTGGATTCAGGGTTCGTAGAAGTTCTTCTTGAACTAGATTGCGTGTCATAGACATATCGTCTTCATCACATGAGATCGCCACACCGAGTTGTTCGCGATGATTTGCAAGCTTCACATAGGAGGATAATGTTTGAATCACTTTTTGAGGCCGACTTCGTGTAGGACACTTCAAGAGTATACGCATGGTCTTTTAGAAGGTATAACTATTAAGTTCCTTTCCATCTTTACTCAATCGAGCAAATCGGAAGGTGTATCCGAATAATCGAATCAAGAGTGAATCTTCATCGACTTCGACCTTTCCAGCCGCTGCAGGAGGTGCACAGTTAGTGCCCTTGGCATGGAAACTCTTAGCGTTTTCAGGCTGTAACATGGTTCCATATCCATTCACGTTACAAATCGAACCTGCAAACCCACCATTGTCTGCAAGAATCACATCACCCAAGGCAGGTTTAGGAATGCCAGGCAATACACACGACTTGACCAAACGACCATTGATGTAGATGTCCAAGTTTCGTTGAAACACAGTTACAGCTACTGAAAACCACGACTGAAGAGGAACATTCTCAACACTGCAGGTGAAGGAGTCACCCGTGCTGCTTGTTCCAGGATCAGCAGATGCTGCAGCTTGATTGATTGGATAAAGACTGATGCGTACGTGCAATGTATTTTCAGTAGGGGCCAAGAAAATGCGTGGACCTACAATCGTTGGGTTATTCGACGCGACACGCTTCAGAATGTCCTTGTCTTGTCCGAATCGATAGTCCCAATCCGAGATATACATCCAATATTGGATTCCATAGTCAATCCCAGCACCAATCGGGATCTCGCCTGCGGGAATCACTGTCTTGGTCTTTCCATCGACCGGCGCAGGTGTCTTGTCTCCTGAAGACTTTGCAGGGTCCATGAACGAAACTCCAGGTTGTCCTTCACGCTTCTGAATGTAGTTGAAGAACGCCAAACCTATATACACTAATATGAATCCTCCAACGATCGACACAAGTATACTCATCCATCCACCGGATGCAGGTTTTGCAGCATACGGAGCTTGAACAGCCACATACGATGGCGCAGGGGGTCTTGATTGGAAGAGTCCCATTACTGTTTACGGAGGAACTTTCTTGACAAAGTCTTGCTTATACTAATGGAAAAACGGACATTACCACCTCTACATCCGCCTCCTGTAATGTACTGCAATAACTGCGGTGGGAAAGGTCACCTTTTCCGAACGTGTAAAGACCCCGTGCTTTCGTGTGGGATTCTGCTCATAGACCAACCTTCAGTTCCAGTCACCAGCGACTCTGCAAAACTCTTGATGATACGCCGCAGAGATAGTATGACCTTTGCGGAGTTCATGCGAGGGAAATATGATTTGGAAGACACAGACTATATTGCAACCCTCGTCAGGAACATGACACTCAAAGAACAGGCTGCGTTGGCTTCGGACTCATTCGAAGCCTTGTGGCGTCAGTTGTGGGGCGATGACCGAGCCACTTCGGATTACCTTCAAAGCCGTGAAAAGTTCGCCACACTTGACCCAATGGGTTTGGTGCGAAACAACTTGTCTGAATACATTGAACCTGAATGGGGATTTCCCAAAGGACGACGTATGCGAGGAGAATGTGATCTTGCATGTGCGTTGCGTGAGTTTGATGAAGAGACGAACATTCCACGTGAATCCTTTGTTGTGCTGAAGAACATCGTATTAACTGAAACCTTTCATGGTTTGAATGGCGTTCAATACAAACATGTCTACTTTGTAGCGTTGCTCAAACACCCTGAGATGTTGAACTTGGGCCAAAAAATGACTCCTATGCAGCGACGCGAAATCTCAGGGATTGCATGGAAGACCTTTGCAGAAGCGGAAGCACTGGTTCGACCTCAACACATTGAACGAAAAGCCATGCTCGTCCAACTTCAATCGATTATTGAAACATTTGAGAGCGAGACAATGTCAACGTGATCATATACGAAACCACTGCAATGACAAACACCCACCACCATAAGGGAAATACAGTGGACTCTTTTTCTTGTGTGCCAAATGGACGGATTCGTCCCTCTCTGCCGAACGCAATCGTGGGTTGGGCATAGAGGAACCCTGCGATTAAAAAGAGATAGACGGTGACCAATAGAATGCGGGATTGCTTCTCCATTGTTTTTCAACCAGATTTTTAGATGCTGGATAACAACAATGAGTCGGTCGTACGCATTACCGAATCGTAAAGCATTTGCGGATGCGATTACGAGGACTCTCTTACAGTATAGGAAACTCCCAACGGATGACGAAGATAAGGATGTCGATGTATGTCTCGCACGAGGCAGTAATGCACGTGAACTCCTGCCTCATCAAAAGGTCGTCCGCGACTACTTGCTGATGGAAACCCCGTATCGTGGTCTGCTGTTATACCATGGTCTGGGTTCAGGAAAGACCTGCTCGTCCATTGCAGTGGCTGAATCCTTATTGACGACGAAAAAGGTGTTTGTGATGTTACCTGCGTCTTTGGAATCGAACTACCGCGGCGAGCTACGAAAGTGTGGCGACCCTCTCTACATGTACGACCAACACTGGCGACAACAATCCTTGACTGCAGAGACACGTGAGACCGCAAAGAAGCTTGGACTCTCCGATGGATTCTTGGACCGAAACCGAACCTTCTTTACCACCGTGCCCAATCAAGAGAAGAACTTTGATAAGCTTCCCAAGACCGCACAAGATACCATTGCGAAACAGATTGAAGACATCATTGACCAGCGATTCACCTTTATTCGTTACAACGGCTTGTCGACTGCGAACATTGGCAAGTATGTCCCGGCCGATGGAAGCAATCCGTATGAGAACAGTGTAGTCATCATTGATGAAGTCCACAACTTCATTTCACGCATCTCCAATGCGTCTGACATTGCCCGCAAACTCTACGATTTGATTTACAATGCCCGTGACTGCAAGGTCGTTGCGTTATCCGGAACACCTGTGATTAACCGTGCGAATGAGGTTGCGTATCTTATGAACTTGTTGCGTGGACCCATTGAACGCATTGTGATTCCAGTGCGCGCGATTCCAACCTGGGACGAAGAACGTATGACTTCGTTGTTGCGCGCGATTCCCGATGTGGATACCATTGAGTTTGTCACGTTGAAGAAGTATATTTTGTTAACACGCAATCCTCCCCATTTCCGCAGTGTCTACAATGAAAAAGGTGACCGAATCGCAGTTCAGTATGTGAAGGACCTTCCCTTTACACCCTCTGCGCCGGATTGGGTAAATACCTGGGCAGCCAAGTTTCAGACCGATGTTGGTGGAGCGGAACTTGCTTTGGACCGAATCTCGACCGAAACTTTTGATGCATTGCCTACGGTCTACGAAGAGTTTGCAACCTTGTTCTTGGACGGACTTCAAATGAAAAACACACAGCTGTTCCAACGACGCATTCAAGGATTGGTCTCGTATTTCAGAGGTGCCGATGAACGCATGTTGCCTCGACGCGTGGACGACGATAAGCTCTTGGAAAAGGTTCCCATGTCCGATGCGATGTTCAACAACTATTTGGCTGTGCGATTTGACGAAATCAAGCAAGATGCACGACGAAAGCTGAACCCTGCGAAAGCCGAAGACAATGAAATGAAGACCTTTCGTGTCAACTCTCGTCTTGCCTGCGACTACTCCATTCCACCCGAGATTCGTAGACCTGAACCCGATGAAGCGTTGACCGAAGACGCAGAGCCTGAACCCTTGAAGAAACTCAAGGCAGACATTCTAGAGAAAATCAAGGCAGACCCTGCACGATATCTCACAGAGACTGCACTTCAGACCTACAGTCCCAAGATGTTGCGAATCTATCAAAACATCCGTGAATCCCTTGGAGGCGAGGCACGACGAACCCAGTTGTTGTATTCCAACTATCGTAACTTGGAAGGCTTGGGAGTCTTTTCAGCGGTGTTGAGTGCGAACGGATGGCAAGAATACAAAATCACCAAAGAAGCCGGTCAGTGGATTGAAGACCCCTCCATGGATGCTGAAAAGCCTGCGTATGCGTTCTTCACAGGGAATGAAGACATGGAGCAGCGTGAGATGTTTCGTCAGATTTTCAATGCGAAATACGCAGACGACTTTCCACCCAGTCTCAAACAGTCTGTGGAATCTGCACCCAAGAAGAAGTTGGTCTTGTTTATGATTACTGCGGCAGGTGCTGAAGGTATTACCTTGGCGAATGTACGACATGTTCACTTGATGGAACCCCATTGGAATCCCGCACGACATGACCAAGTCATTGGACGTGCCATTCGATTATGTTCTCACGCATCGTTACCGTTGGAAGAACGAACGGTTCGTGTATCATTCTACATTAGTGTGTTTACAGAGTCTCAATCCAAGTCTACCGAAGGTGCGAACAATGTAGTGCTTGTGCGTCGTAACGATATGGCCACCAAACGATACGAAGGTGAACCCTCGGAAGTATTCATGTCCACTGATGAGTATCTGTATGAAACGACCTATGAGAAGGATGTCACCAATAAACGAATCAGTTTGCTGCTTAAACAAGCGGCTGTCGACTGCGAAGTTCATCGTAAACTCCATAGTCGCGAAACACCTGTGATTTCATGTATGCGATTTGATAGCACGGTTGCCGGTGAAGATTTAGCGTTCAAGCCTGATTTGAAGACGGAAGAGTTGGACGATTCGTATTTGCGAAACATGCAACGCCGTAAGAGACGACTCCAAAAGGTTCAGATTAAGCAGATGGTGTTCTTGATTGATCCGGATACCAAGGAGGTCTTTGATGGTCCTGCGTTTGAAGATGGTCAGCGACTGCTTAGGTTGGGACAGATGACGTCACCGGTACAGATACGCTGGCTGCCGGACCTTCAGCTTGCGTAAGAACGTCTTCTAACCAGCTGTCGCACACAGTCGCCCAACTCTTGAACTGATAGGATGAGACACTCTTTCTCTTTTCAGGGAGTTGTTTGAGAATCGATTCCATTCCGTCTGCGATACTTTCCATTGAGAACGTAGGACACCAGAATCCATGAGGCATTCCTCCTGCAAAGTAACTACGCCCATTCGATGGAATAAACTCGGCTATCTCGGAGTTCAAAAACGCTCGGTAACTACCTACATCTGTAACTAACTGAGGTGCTCCTGTATACATGTGTTCTAACTGACACAATCCATATCCTTCACCGTCTGAAGTGTTGATCCCAATATCCGCTGTATTGTAAAGTTGATTCACAGCTTCATCGCTCAAAAGATTGGGAGGGGATGTATCAATCAATAGAAGTCTACGTCCATACATTTGAAAGTCAAGCTTCAATAACTTCAGTTCTTCAAGGAAGATTCGTTGAAGATCATAGAATGCACCTGTCTGTGGATTCATATTGGTAGCCATCATGAGAAAGTAAGGTTTTTCTGGATTTCTTTGTAGAAGTCGCACAAATCCACCAATCGTTAGATCCAACCTCTTACGGTTACTGTTACGATTCGCGTTCAAAAAGAGGACTGCATCTTTTGAAACTCCAATGTTTGTTCGAATCGAGTGTCGTGTGTCTTCAGAGAGACATGAAAACACAGTTGGATCGACTGCATGTTCTAAGACATTGACTTCAGGAAAGGATCCATACTCCAAAAACTGTTTCTTCCAACTATCTGTGAAGCAATACACACGATCTGCATGTTTACGAATACTATCCATCAAAGAAGGAGCTACTCCATGATAGACCTGGTCTATGTAAAGCCATAGTTTGTATGAGGATTTTCCTCGTTCATGTTTCATCGAATCAATAAATCGACTGACGGTATACGGGTCATTGTAAATCATGACTATGTTGGGTTGAACCATTTCCAGATATTCATGGATCTTGTTGAATCCAAATCCTTCTTCCTTGGGTTCCTCGTTTGCTGACGCATCATACGAGACAATACCCTCTGGATATTTTCGTAACGAAGCGTGAGACGGGTGGCGTTGAAATCCAAAGTGAAAGGTTTTTACTTTTGGACTGAGTGTCGCCAACTGTTTGACTAAGTTAGAGCTAACTTTAGAGTATCCAGTAGTTTGGTCAATATGCGTACTTACTAGAACCAATCTCATTGTGTATGTAGAGAATCTCTCGCGTAAATCACAAATGCAGGTGAACTCTGCTCAAGATTGGTTAACACGGCATAAGAACCGAATCATCGCGAGAACGATCGACGTAGATCCCTCACCTCAGTCGCGTAAAACAAATACGATCTATACATCGTTGATTGCAAACGGAGCCACCCAGCGCCAGAGATTTGTCGCGCCCTTTCAAGGTGCACAAGGTGGAGCAAGTGGAGGTGTGTCGTATTCAAGCGAGTGTTGCCTCAGCAACAACGCGGTAGGAGCCTTTGGTGCATTCCAGGTCACAACGGATCGAGGTGTTGTTCCTTACAATGGTCGTTCAGTTCAACCCATGAGTGTGCGCATTGTGTCTTAAAGAAAGCATAGGGGAGTATACAAATGCCCGGTGGTTTAATGCAGTTAGTGGGGGTCGGGGCCCAGAATGAGTTAGTCAACGGAAATCCTTCCATGACTCATTTTCGCTCCGTCTACCGCCGTCATACGAACTTTGCAATGGAACAGATTCGGATGCCTTTCACTGCATCCAACTTGGAGTTTTCAACGACAGGCACACGAACGATTTCGTGCCGCATTGATCGTTACGCTCAGCTACTCCATGACTCGTATCTTATATTGACGCTTCCAGACATTTGGTCGCCTCTCAAGTATTTGAACGGAGCTGTAGCCCCAACAGGCTATGACGCACGTACGAACTCGATTGGATATGAGTTTCAATGGATTCCTAATATTGGATACAACTTGATTGACCATGTCAACTTGACGATGAATGGACAGGTCATTCAATCTCTTCGTGGAGAATGGTTGAAGATGTATTCGTATATGACACACGATGCTAACAAGCGTAAGACTGTGGATCAGATGGTAGGGAATGTGCCTCAAATCTATGACCCAGCACATGCCTATGACCGCAACGGCCAGTATCCTCATGCGATTGCACCGACCGCACTTCCTACCACTGCGCCACAAACCAGGGTGCCTGAACCTTCGATTCGTAGTCGGCAACTCGTGATTCCTCTTCACTTTTGGTTCTGCGAGAATCCAGGTTTGGCACTCCCATTAGTCTCGCTTCAGAACTCAGAAGTGTATATTGAAGTCACTCTGCGTCAGTTGTCGGATTTGTATACAGTGGTCGACACAGACTCAACTTCAACTACTTACGGAAAACGCGTTCGTCCGGTCAACTATCCACTCAGTCTCTTTTTGAGTCCACCCTTGTCGACGGGTCTTCCAAGTAATTCAACGATCACGACTTGGTTTCCAGATCCATACATTGAAGGTAACTTCATCTATCTGACGGAGATGGAAATGAATCAGCTAGCACGAGCCGACCAGACCTTTTTGGTCAAGACCGTTAAGTATGTCAACAAAGAAGGACAGTTTGGCGGCAATACGGATTTGGAGATCCCAATGTTCAACTTGGTGACTCGTATTGTGTTTTCGTCTCAACGCTCCGACCGTATCTTGCTGAACGATTGGGACAACTATACGAACTGGACGACTGTCAACCGTGCACCCTGGTCTGCGATTAGCACCGACGTTGATACTGCATTGTATTCGTCCGGACAACAACAAGTGACTTCAGTCTATCCCCGTGATTCAATGACCGATGGAGTCATTCTGTTTGACGGAAAGGAGCGTATTCAACCCAAACCGTTACCCTTCTTTTCATTGTTGCAAATGTATCGTCATACCACGGGCGAAACGACAGGACTGCCAGGTGTCTATATGTATTCGTTTGCGTTGGAGAATACCTCCTATCAACCTTCAGGCGCTGCGAACGGAAGTATGTTCAACAAAATCATTCTGCGATTGACGCTTCAACAACCTCTTCCTTTATCGTTCACTCCAACCACCTCTTCCACTGTATGCGTGTTAACCTCGACCTTGTTCAGTCCAAATCCAACGATTATTCCAGCAGCGAATGTGAACTTGATTGATGCTCAAACAGGAAAGTTGTTGTATCCTCCTGGAACCATTACAACTGTAGTTCAGACCAATGATAACATCATCTTTACCTTCACTTACAATGTCGGAGTCTATGTAGAATCCATCAACTTCTTCCGCATCGTATCGGGCTTGGGCAATCTTGTAT